GTTCAAATCAATGAGATGGCAAGCACAACAAACACTAAGGTATCATTTCCAGATGGTTACAATCCAATAAAGGCAAGTGAAATAGTTAATAAGAATGCAGCTGACAAGGTGACTAAATCTCTATCATCTACTTACAAGCAGATGGAAAAGACTCTGAGGAAAGAAGGCAAGACATTTGATGCGGTCTCTATCACTGCTGAGATAATGAAGGGTATGTCTTGCGAGAGCCAACTAGACACAACAATAATGGAATACATTAGTCGGTCAGTAAGGAGAAGTTTTGTTGATTTAGATAAGAATGCTGATAGGTATGATCTGTTCTCTTTCAGTCAACTATGTGAACAGCCTAGGGTCATGAGTGTTTTCATGAAAGAAGTTTATGCTAAATTGAGAAAGAGTGAGAGCGATGGTAAGTCAGCTTCTAGGTTGATGAAGACTCTTAGGGAAAATCATGCTAAAGATGCTGCTAGGATAAAAGAAGAGTACAAATGCTTGACTAACCATGATTTTTTCAAAGCTTTGAGAACCGAACTGAAGAGAGAAGGGTCAAATGTAAACAAGATGAGAGACGAGTTCAACAAAATCGTTATGGGAAGTAATGCTGCCATAACAGTCATGGGAGGAGAAGTCATGCATCTGAATGGGAGAGACGAAGGGCCTTCTGATGAGAGTGCTGAAGCATTCTCTACTCTTTTCATTGATCTGACTAATCTCAACCTAATAAGGAGCAAGAATCAGAACATGGTTATGAAGAAAGAGTACACAGATCTGTACAATAGGTTCATTGCTCTGAGGGAGAAACATGAATCAGAGCTTCTAAAATGCTTCTGTAAGTTGATCGCAAAATCGATGGGACAGTGCATTAGGTGGTTTGTGAGCAGAAAAATACACTCTAGTCTGGATAGTTACGGCATGGAAGCAGATGCTTATGTGGGGCCTAAAGTGTCCGAACTAACGCCGATGGAGTGGTTCGTTCTGAACATGGCAGATAAGGATTATGACATGAGTGTTATGTTCGAGATGGAGCCAAAGACGCTGGACCAGCTGTACCA